GCTTACACGTCACCAGTAAGTGGGGTCTTCATGTTGGCAGGCCCAGCGTCATGGGATACCCAAGTGGATATAACTTCCACGTTCAACATTGAAGCGGTGGAGGACGTTCTGGCATGAGTCGAGGCTTTCCATCCAATGTCCTCACGGCATTATCGGCACAGCATGTTGCGCTGGTTACGTTTGCCAAATTGGAGTTCCCTAGCGGGAATTTGTACCTTCATAACTCAATCGGCACCTATACTTGGGGTGGTGAGGACTGGCTAGGTACTGGTGATCTGGGCGAAATCAGCGAGATTGAAGAGGGCGCTGATGTCAGCCCTTACAAGATAACTCTCTCCCTTAGTGGATTAGATCCAGACATATCTGCCGCCGCTTTGACTGAGGACTACTACCTCCAGCCGGTCACGGTTTACCTTGGTGTTTTAGATTCTAGTGATGACCTGATTGCTGACCCCACGATTGTGTGGGAAGGCGCAATGGATCAGATGACCGTATCGGTTGGAGCGGAGAGCGGGGATGTCATCTCGCTGACCGCTGAATCAGAGCTTGCCAGATTCAACAAGGCATCGAATCTGAAATACACCAACGCTCAGTTGCAGAAGGACTTTTCTGGCGATTTAGGCTTTGACCTAATGGCTGACATTGACGGGGCGAAGCTGAGATGGGGCGATGCCGCATCTAACGCGATCATCGGAACGCCTAGACCTGGCACCTTCACGGGTGGATTTGACGGAACTGTAGACCCCAGCGATTTCGGCAACAACTTCAGATTTTGATGAGAGTCCACAACGCACTCAACAAGTGGAAGCGCCGAGAGTTCAATTATGGCGATGCTGACTGCTGCCAGTTCGCGGCTTTCATCGTCAAAGAGCTTACCGGCAAGGATTACTCTGAGCGGTTCAAATACGATTCAGAGGCTCAGGCTGAAGTTTTAGTGGGTAGAGAGGGTGAGTTAGTCGACTTCATTGGCAGCATCTTGGGTGATGTCAGTTCTGACATAAAGGACGGCGACCCTTGCATTGTTGACGTGCCGGTAGTTGGTCAAATTTGTGGAATCAAGCTATCAGACAAGGTGGTTTGTTTAACGGAGAAAGGCATGGCTCGGATTCCAGACAGGTACTTGATTGCAGGATGGAGCGTCTAGAATGCCAGCAGCAGCAGTTTTTATAGGGGGAGCTTTAACGGCTGTAGGGACAGCGGTTACGCTCGGCGTTGCTACCGGCGGCATTGCTTTGGCGATTGGCGCTGTCACGGTTGTTGGCGGCGCTGTTGCCTTGCGCGGGTTAGTTCCTGATCTATCAATACCGCAAGCAGATAACGACAAGACCAGACAGCAGACAGTCAAAGGCACAATTGAAAGCCAGAAGATGGTCTATGGCGAGGCTCTTGTGTCTGGGCCTATCTTCTTCGTTGGTTTGGGCGGGACTGAGAACAAAGACCTATATCACGCCATCGCTCTCACTGGGCATGAAGTAGAGGACATCACAGACGTTCACTTCGACCTAGAGGTTATAACGGACGCCCAGATTACCGGCACCAACGTAACCGCTGGAACCTACGGGCCAACTTCTGATGATCCATTAGTCACCATAACCCAGATTAATCGACGGCTAGGTGCGAGCGACCAGACCTATGACACGCTACTCCAGACCTTTGTTGGTGCAAACTGGAGCACAGCACATAGGACTCGTGGGATTGCCACGATATCAACTAAGTGGACGCTGACTGACTCATCCCAGCAATTGTGGGATAGAAAGAAGCCACAGAACATCAAAGCCTTGGTCAAAGGCAAGAAAGACATATACGACCCTCGACTTGATACTAGCGCGGGGGCTAATCCTACTAATGCAACCTATCAGCAGTGGTCTGACAATCCCGCTCTCTGTGTGGCTAATTACCTGACCGATACCAAATTTGGTCTGTCTATCCCAGTTAGTAAGATTGACTGGGCTGCGGTAGAGACTGCGGCGGATGCTTGTGATGTTACGGTAACGGTGCCCAACTCAGGGACGCAAAAGCGGTTTACTGCGAACGGCGTTTTGTTCGCAACAGACACTCATCGAGCGAACATCAACAAGCTGCTGTCTTCCATGAACGGCAGCCTTGTTTACTCCAACGGCATTTACACCATCAGGGCGGGAATCTATGAAGCCCCCACAGAGAGCCTCACGGAAGATGACCTTGCAGGGCCAATCACGGTTAATACTTCGGTGGTGCGCGGCCAGCGCTTTAATACAATCCGCCCGATTTTTATTGACCCCGCCCAGCACCATAAATCAGTCGAAGCTCCAGCGGTATCTATTACGGCAGCAGTTAGCCGAGATAATGACGAGGTTCTCACCAAAGACATAGAGCTACCGTTTACCAATAGTTCGTTCATGGCGCAGAGGATCGCGCACAAACAAGTTCAGATTTCAGACCAGCAAAAGGTACTGACATTCCCTGCCAACCTCACAGGTCTGCGGATCGACGTTGGGGACAGAGTTTCGGTTACCGTTGAGGAATTGAACTACAGCAACAAGGTGTTCCGCTGCGCTAGCTGGTCGTTCTCTGATACTCAGGATGGGGTGGTTAACCTCACTCTCTTGGAGGATGACGCGGGGTCATACGCAGACCCTTCTGCAAATGAATACAGCACCATCGAAGCAACTGGCGTTATCACTGAGGCATTCCGTGGAGTCCCTGACCCACAGAACCTATCGGCTACGGCAGGACTCAAGAACATCGAACTCAACTGGACTAACCCAGCTAACTCGAAGCTCTTTGAGACTATCGCGGTTTATGCCTCTGCGGATTCTTCTTGGGATAATAGCCAGGTCATTGGTGAGACTCGCGGCACTCAGTTTATACACGACGCATCCAACGCCACAGACCCACTAGCGGTAGGCGACACCCGCTATTATTGGGTGCGAGCTTTGGCTTATGGAGGTGGAAGTGATGACCCCTTTGTTCGCTCAGACCGAAACCCAGACAACGACACATCCAACATTGTCGCCACGGTGGGGCCAAACAACCCTGACTATTCAGACATTGTGGACGATACGCCAGCGCAAGGGCCGCCAACGGCTCTCACCCTCACAGAAACCACTGTCTTGGGTAATGATGGCTCTGTTCTGCCTGCTGTTCGTGTGTCATGGACTGCGCCCAGTGTTAACACCTACGTTTCATTCTACGAGGTGGAGTTCAAGCAAACCTCACAAGGCGAAATCGACTACGGGCAGGTTGCAGATTCCTATAATCAGACCATCAACTATGGTTCTGTTGCTGACGCCACGACCCTAGAGCTTAACTATGGTGGAGTGAACGAGGCGATAACTGGAGCCGGGACAGACTTCTCTTCCATAAACGTCTATGGCACCAGCACTGTGATCGCTGGCATGAAGGAGCTGGAAGAGTTCACCTTCAGGGTGAGGGCGGTCACGTTCACAGGCAGAGTCTCTGGTTTTGTCACCGAAGCTCTGACCTTGCAGGGCGACCAAACCGCTCCGGCTATCCCGTCCAGCATCGTAGCTACCGGCGGCATCCAGCAGATTAAGCTGGATTTCGAATTGCCATCTGACAGTGACCTAGCCTATGTGGAAGTCTTCGAAAGTACGGTTAACAACCTTTCGTCCGCCAGCCTGATTGTTCGCACTAAGTCTGACCAGCACACAGTTACGGGATTGGGCAATGATGTCACCCGCTACTATTGGTTAAGAAGTGCTGACCGCTCTGGCAACCTGTCGGGCTATAGCGCGTCATTCTCAGCTACCACGCAAAAGATTGTTCTGGATGACTTCGCCCAAGATGTCTTGGATGAGTTCGCTGCCGGTGATGCCTTTGGTATTGAGCCTGTTAGCACCCTCTCAGGCGTTACAGGGTCGCACATAGGGCAGATTAAGTTCCTGACAACCACATCTGAACTGTATGTCTGGAATGGCACTGCGTGGACTACAGACCTTTTCACGGCATCATCTGTTGACCCAGGTTCTATCACTGCGGCTTCGTTTGCAGCCGGTGTCGAGCCGATTTCTGCGGTTACAAGCCTGCCCTCTCCCACAGGGTACACTGGGCCTTCGGTGCTGTTCCTAACGACGGATGCCAAGCTCTACCGCTATGATTCGTCGGTGCCTGAGTTCACCACGCTGGTTAACACCACCGACCTATCAGGTACGCTCGGCGACAACCTGTTCAGTGACACGTTAAGACCAGTAGAGCGGGTGGGTACGTTACCGACCACTGATCTAACCACTGGTCGAGTGGTGATGCTTACCACAGATAACAAGCTCTATCGTTACAGCGGAACCTCGTGGACTTCTGCCATCTCAGCAGCCGACCTAGATGACCAAGTAAACCTCGCCACGCAGGTTTTTGGTCAGGTTCAGGCTTCCAGCCTTACGGCGGGGCAAATCTCAACAGCGTCCCTTCAGGCCGGAGCCGTGGTCGCGGATTCAATCTCAAGCGGGGCAATCAGTGCGGTTAAGCTGGCAGCAGATTCCGTGACTGCAAATGCCATCGCAGCCAACGCAGTGACGGCATCTGAGATAGCAGCTAACACGATAACTTCAACCCAACTCAACACGTCTGAGATATTCGCTGACTCTGCGGTAATCGGGGCGATCCAAAGCTCATCCATCACGACAGCTGCGGTAGTAGCTGCAATTGGTACTTTCGAGTTCATTCAGTCACAGAACATTCAGTCGAACGCGATAACGGGCGGAAAGATCGCGGCATCGACCATTGACGCATCCAAACTTAACGTTTCAAATCTGGCGGCTATTTCAGCAAATCTCGGCACTGTGACCGCAGGTTCAATAAACGCGGCACAGGTCACGATCTCGAACATCAATGGCTCCAATGTGTCTTCGGGAACAGTACCCACTGCTCGTTTGGACGTGTCTGGAATCATCAGTGCCGGTGGCATCATTGTTAACGGTTCAAACATATCCAACCTGACCAATGACTCTTCATTCATCAACGGTGGGCAGGTTAACTCAAACGTCACCGCTATATCGGGTGGGGTGATAACCACTGGCACCATCAACGCCAACCGAATAAACATTGACAACGTTACCCTAGACACTGATGGCTCTGGGCAGTTAATCATTCACGCCTCTGGTGTTGACACCCAGCAGATCGCCGCAAACGCAGTAACTAACACTGAAGCTGAGGAGCTTGCTGCTTCAGTAACGTGGGGCAACACCAACGACAAGATAATAATGACGCTAACTTTCACTGGTTCCGGTCAGCAAGCAGAGATTTATTGCGAGTATATTATTGGTGGCGCAGGCGCTAACAATCACTCAGGAATCTTGAAGCACAATGGGGCCGTAGAGCGGTCAGCTATCCGTGACGGCGGAAGCAATACTATTACGGCATTGGTAGATACCACGGTAGGAACAAACACGGCACAGCTAGTGATAAACACCACGGGCAGCACTGCTATCGTTCCCTATGCCTATATCCGTGAGCTAGAGGTGAAGCGATGATTAACTACTTCATTACCAATGCTGACGGATACATCATCAAGAAGGGGCGTTGCCGAGAAGAAAGTGTAGAGTCACGTTTCCTAGAAGACGGGGAGAGTTTTCACATTGGAAAGGCTGATGCAGACACCCAAAGGGTTGTTGACGGAGCGTTAATTGACCTAGACCAGCCTCTATCACAATCAGCAGAAAAAAAGTCGGTGGAGCTTCGGCTGCGTAGAGATGCTTTGCTGGCTCAAACCGACTGGACGCAGACAAATGACTCGCCCCTCTCTGACTCGGATCAGCTAAAATACAGAGCATACCGACAAGCCCTGCGCGACCTAACAACGCACGAAAACTGGCCCGAGCTTCAAGAGGAAGACTGGCCCACACTGGAGATTTAGATGGCTACTCAATTACAGATTAGACGCGGAACCAGCGCACAGGTAGCCGCTTTCACAGGCGCCGAGGGTGAGGTAGTAGTAAACACCACCAACGACTCTATCCACGTTAATGACGGCAGTACAGCAGGTGGGTTCGAGCTTGCGCGTGCGGATCTTAACAACGTATCGGATACAGACCTAAACGCTGCGCTTACCGGCAATACAGTCAGTGCTTTGACGGTAACGGCCCTCACCACAGGCAGTATCTCCACCACTGGCAACATATCCTTTGGCGACAACGACAAGGCCATCTTTGGTGCTGGCTCTGACCTACAGATTTATCATGATGGGTCTAATAGCCATATTACTGAAGGAGGCACTGGTGACTTAATTATCAGAGGCGCTAACATAGAAATTCAAACAGGCGGTGGAAATAAGTATTTTCAAGGCGCATCTAACGCCGCTAGGTTGTATCACACAAACAATGAAAAACTAACCACAACCGCCGCAGGCATCAGCGTTACTGGCACAGTGACTGCTGATGGTTTTCAAACCGACACATCAAACACCAACTATAACTTGCTTGCTAGAAACTCAACAAACGTAGGCGCTTACATACAAAATGGTGGTACAGGTGATGTACTAGAAGTACGTTCTGGCAACATGTCGCCGGGTCAGGGAGATTTGCATCTAAGGGTAGCGAACAACGGCGATATCAGCTTCTACGAGGACACAGGCACAACGCCAAAATTCCATTGGTCTAGTTCTGCGGAGCGACTCTCAGTCCCTACACTGAGCATTACTGATGGCTCAATTACAACAACAGCGGCAACAGGAGATCACACAGTGTTTAATAGCACTGGTGCTGATGCAGACTTTCGCGTTAGAACAGGCGCTAATACGCATTCCTTGTATGTTCAAGGTAACACAGGCAATGTGGGTATTGGTACTGATTCGCCTAACACCTTGATGGAGATAGCTTCAACTAGCCCTGTACTACGCATAACAAATACAGCTAATTCTGCGTGGTCTGCTGGTGACGACATAGGCCGCCTCTCTTTTTACTCAACCGATACAAGTGCGGTTGGGCCACATGAAACAGCCTTCATTCTGAATGAATCAGATTTTGGGAGCGGTGTGACACAATTATCTGGTGCTTTGTCTTTTGGAACAGCAGCTTATAATGCCGCAGCAGCAGAACGTATGCGCATAGACTCATCAGGCTTAGTAAGCATAAAAAATTCCGCCGCCCCTACTTTGCGAATAGAAAACACTGATACAAGTCTTACCGCCAATCAAACTATAGGCGATATTGATTTTTATCAGAACGACCCTAGCGGAGCAGGTGTTGGAGTCGTCAGTAAGATTAGAAGTATTAACAGCAGTAGCTTTCAAGGCGAAGCAGGCTTGGCTTTCCACACAGGAACTGTTAGTGGTCTTGCAGAAGCCATTCGCATAGATGTCAGCGGTAATCTTTTGGTGGGGACTACGACTGTTCCTTCAGGCGGAACTGATAGTAAAGCTGTCTTCAAAGGCAATAATAGTTTAGGAGTGCAGGGTGCTTCAGCTACCAATACTGGTGAGATACGGTTTTACAATTCAAGCGGGGGTAAGTATTGGCAGATAGCTTCAAACCAAACTGATTGGTATTTTGCTGATGCTGACTTTACTCATTATGCCGTTTTAAGCCAAAACATGACCGCTTGGGCTTTTGGTTCAGACCGAAGACTGAAAGAAAAAATAGTAGACATTTCTTATGGGTTAGATTCTGTAATGGCGATGCAGCCTCGCGCGTTTACGTTCACATCTAGTGGCGTTGAAACTATTGGCTTTGTGGCTCAAGAATTAGCAGAGGTTATACCTGAAGCTGTAACAGGCACTGCGGTGGAATACTCCGACGCTGATACGCCACAGGAAAAGGCAAGCAAAAGTTTAGGGGTGAGTAAAGATACTTTAATTCCTGTGCTTGTTAAAGCAATACAAGAACAACAAGCAACAATTACTGCGCTAGAAGCGCGTATCACACAACTGGAGAACTAAAATGGCCACATGGACTATCGAAACACTTGAACGAGACTTACAGGGCGACCTAGCGGGAGGCGTTATCGTTGCCCACTGGCGGGTCACTGAAACTGAAACTGTGGGGGAGGATACATATAGTGCTTCATCCTATGGAACCTGTGGCTTTACCCCAGACCCCTCCTCTGAAGGATACATCGCCTACGATGACCTGACTGAAGCTGATGTCATTGGCTGGGTTCAGGGTGAGTTGGACGTTGATGCCATTGAATCTTCCCTCACTGCTAGCATTGAAGAGCAGAAGAACCCAACAACCGCTGACGGGGTGCCGTGGTGAGTGATAGAGCGGAGCAGGCCTTAGAGAAGATAGCCAAACACGAGCAAGAATGCGCTCAGAGGTGGGGAGAGGCTCTGGTGGAGCTTCGAGAGCTACGCAAGGCTACTGATGCTCACGCTCTGCGGTGGGAGAAGCTGGCGTGGCTTGTTGTCGCCTCTGCTGTGACGGGCGTTGTCACTGTTGTGGTTAGTAACCTCCAGTGATTATTGAGGCTGTTGCAGCGGTAACGACTGCCTGCAAAGCCTTAGAGAT